TCTATTGCATACATAACTGCAAGGCTAAAGGTTGAGTTGGGTTATACTTGTGCAAGTTCAATTGAAGGATATGGTGAAGAAGAATGAGTGAAAAGGTCACATATAGATATAGAGTAACTATCTTAAGAGCAAGTGGTAGTGTTTGGGTTCAAGACTTTGAATCTCCTAGCGCAATTGCAAATGGGATTGAAGAATTAATTGAGGAATATCCTCATTTAGTTGTATCTAAACAAAGAATAGTGGTTTCAGATGAGTGATAAAAATCCAGAATATGTAAATAGCCGTATATCCTTAAATAAAAGGATAGCGACTAAATGCAGAATTTGTGGTGGTCAATTATTAGACCCTAATGAAGCCAAAAAAGAAATGCACGAAAGGTGTTATAGTAATTATAAAAGAAAAACATATGGGGTGAGTTAATGGAAGAAGAAATAGAAGATAATGATGGATTTGAAGAAGTTAAAATATATACAGCAGATGATTCTAGAAAATATGCGTCTGCTTGGATTAAATTTGTAGGCACAAATGATGGTGAAGAAACGACCTATGGAAGATTTAGTCGTAGATGGTATAACAGAAGTGAAGGTAATAATATTAATCCTAATATGTTTAGAAGTAGCCATGAACCGACAATTGCCGCTACAAATAAATGGCTAGAAGAAAAATGTGGTCTAAATAGAAAAGGAATAAGGAATTTTAGTTATACTATTTATATAGGTAAAGATGACCCATTAATGCTTTTATTTAATAAAATTGGTACTAGGTATCATTTGATGGGTGAAATGCAATCAAAGGAAACAATTTTAACAGCAATAAGCAGGGTTCTTTTTAGGTCATCATTTAACATCTATGATAAGAATGAGTTATATAGCGCGATGTTACATCATCTTAGACTACCAGAAAATGTTTCTTATGCATTAGAAAATAGAGCACCTTTTCATTGGTATAAAAAGGGCAAAAAGGTTGATGTTAGATTTAATGTGCAAATGATTAGTGATGATGAATGTGCTATGGAAATTTCTGATGGAATTTGGTGTCCAATTAGTGTAAAAAATCTAAATACATATATGAATTTTTATTGGAAAAATCAAGAAAGGGGAAGTTGGAAATATTTGTCTCCTAAAAAATTATGGATTAAATTATTAAAAAAGGAACCGACAGAAAATCAATTAAATTTAATGATTAATTTCCTTGAACAAAATAGAACAGATGAAATTGTTGAAGATAGAGCATCAACATTATTAACGGAATTATCTGAACAATATCCAAATAGAATTAAAGTATTATGGTATGAAAGTGGGGAATCTAATTCCTTGAGGGCTAAGGCTCTATTTGTTAGAGGAAAGATTGCTGATTGGGTACTTACAGATAACCAATATAAAACTGAGATACAAGCAGTATCAACATTTGTCTTTGTTAAAGAAGAAAGTAATACTGGGAAATATAAATTACAAGATGGTTATTTAAGTGGGCCAATTTGTATAGATAATATGTCTAGAAATTCTTCTGTTGGCGACCAATTTGCAGCAAGAGCACTAGCATTATTAAATGATTACTTAACAGTAACAAGAGTTAATACTGTAAGTAGATATTTAGATAAACATGAAATTGGTCAAGAATATCATAGAATAGATATGGAAAATTTTGGTGATGAAGATGTTGAGCAAATTGTTAGTAGTAAAAGTAGATTATGAAAGTGAAGAAGTCTGGGAAAAGACTATAAAAGATATAGAAGAAATGATACAGATGTTATCTAGTGTAACTAGAAGGGCAGAAATAATTGAGGTGAAAGAATGAGTGAAATAGAAGATATTGTTAAATGTACTGAATGTAATAGTAGAGAATTAGAGAAAGATGGTTTTAAAGGGGAATTATATTGTAAAGATTGTGGTTTAGTTTTATATGAAAAGGAAATTGAAGTAGTTGTAAGTGGCCGTGAAAAACAACAAGACCCTGAATCAGAAAAAATATATGATGGTAATAGAGAAGGCTACTTTTTAGGCTCTCATGTAGGTACAACTATGAAAGATGGTTCTCTTGATAGAACAAGGCTTGGTAGGAGTATTAGACGAGCAGAAAGAATGACTCTTACTAGTTCTCAAAGGTCACAACAAAGAGGAATTATTCAACTTAATATGTTATGTGGTGAAATGGAAACTCCTAGAAATATTAGAGAACAAGCAATTTGGCTATACAAAAAACTATACAAAGAAAATAATATGGGAGGCACTTCAATGGAGACTAGAGCCGCCTCAATTTTATATTTTACATATAAAGATAATAATATTAATGTTAGAATTGATGAGATTTGTGAAAAGAATGGTTCTCATCAAAGGCAAGTTTCTAAATTTGCTAGGAAAATAGCAATAATAAGTAAAAAACCGTGGGTTCTTTCAAGAAGAGATGTTGGGGCAGATATATCTAAATATTGTAATATGTTAGATATTCATCAAGAAGTAGCGAAAGAGATTCACATATTGGGGGAATATGTTGATAAAATGGGAGAGGCTTTATGTCTCCAAATGGGGCAAGGATGGACAGCAGGAATAATCTATATTGGAGTAAAAATAACAGGATTAAGAAGTGTTAGAACACAAAGAGAAATTGCGGAAGTTTGCGGAATAACTGAAGTAACATTAAGAAATAATTACAGATTAATTTTAGATAATTTAGGCATAACAAGAAAGAGAATAGAAGAGGGCAATTTAACAGCACAAGATATTGTAACAGGAGCGTATAAAAATGAATAGAAAAATATTAATTATAGGAGCAGGTGGAATCGGGTCTTATTTAATTGAGATATTAAACAGAACAGATTGCTACAAAATTACTGTAGCAGACCCAGATAAATATGAAAAGAAGAACCTAACTTATCAGTATTGTATTGATGAAGATTTGGGATTAAATAAAGCAGGAGCAACTGCTTCTAAGTATGATAATGTAACTGGAACTAAATTTTTAATTTTAACAGAAAAACAAATTCAAGGTTATGATTTAGTAGTATGTTGTGCAGATAATTTAGATGTTAGAAGGCTACTATATAGGTCAAAAGTTAAGTGGGTTGATTTAAGGGCGCAAGGAAGAAATTCAGCAATTATTTCTTTTAGGTCTAATCCTAAATTATATGAAACTCTATTAGCAGGGCCAGAAGGTAGTTTTAGTTGTCAAGGTAATGCTTGGGATGGCTCAAAAGAAGCACAACATTTTTCTCACATTATTGCTGCTGGAATGGGTGCTGAATGGATTCATAGGTTTTTCGTAGATGATGAAGTTGATGATTTTAAGATGGTGAATGTATGAGTATGATGGATGAAACAAATGTTTTATTAGAGAAATTAAATGTCTTAATTGAAAAGACAAATAAAATAATTATAACAGTCAATGTTGTTAATATAATGACATTAATAGTATTGGTAATGGTGGTGATGAGATGACAAATAGGTTTGGAAGAGTAAATAGAGTGGAAAAAGGAATAAGTTATAAGTGTAAAAAGTGTTCTAAGAGATGGAATTTAAATTCAATAGTTAGAATTAAAGGACAAGTACATTTAATATTTAACCCTAATTTGAGATTGTTTAGGAGGAAATCATGCTATTGTTCTTGTGGAACAGCATTTGAATTTCCTTCTATTCATGTGGATATGGTAAATAAAAAGAGAGAAAAACAGGGATTGATACAATGAAATATAGAGATGAAAATGGAAAATTTTGTAGTAAAGAAAAATGGGAAGAAATACAAAAAAAGGAAAAAAAGGGGTATTTACCCTTACCTACAATAGTAACAGTAGGCGTAATATGTATAATTATATTATATGAAGTATGGAATATAGGAATAACAGGTTGGTGGAAATAATGAGTGAAATAGTAGTAATAGACGGTGGATGGAAAACAGATATAATAGATGCGTGGGAAACACCCCATTCAGGGGAATCTTATGATACCCATAATGATGACTTTTTAGATACAATATGGGATAAAAGTCTCACATCTTTTGACATTCCTAGAGAAGTACAGGTTGTTGTTGATAATAATGATAAATTATGGATTTCAGTTGGAACTCCGGGTTTTGTATGGTTTGAAACACCTCCTGTGGGGTTAAAATTACCTATAAAATGTTGGATTCATACTCATCCATTTGGAAAGGCATATTTTAGTGGTACTGATTGGAGTACAATTAGAACATGGGAACCATTATTGAGTGAAGCAATAGTATTAGGTGGTCAAGAATGGATGGTATGGACAAAAGATGCTGATTATACAGTATTTTATCAAAAAATATCTATCCCAGATTGGGATGAAAATCAAACTTTAATTACTGATTGGAGTGAAGAAGAATGAAACGAATACCTGAAGATGGAACACCTTGTAAATGTGTTAAAGCAGAAATAGATAAAGATTTAGCAGAAAGAACTAACTGGAGATTACCTAGATATAAGTGTAAAAACTGTGATATGTTATGGGATAATTATCGCTATAATGGAGGCGCATAAAATGGCAGTAAGTTTAACTAAAAAGATAGCATTAGTAGAAGAAGTAGCAAATAGAGTTAATGAGGATAATTCTAAAAGATTAAGGAAGTATTTAGCAAAACTTGAAGAAATGGTGAAAACAGGCGTAAATCCTAACGATGAATGGGTTGAAGCATTGATGACTTTATCTCATATTTTCCTTGAAGAATTAGAGGGTGAAGAAGAATGAGAGCGTTTGGAGAATGGGTAATTTTAGAAAAGGAAGAAACTAAAACTGATTCTGGAATTATTACTAATGAAAGTCAAACTTTGAAAGTAGTGGCTATCGGTGATGAATGTCCTGCTTCAGTAAAAGATTTAGTTGGAGAAATGGTAGTCTATAAGAATACTGCAAGTTCTTTTCCTATTGAAAATTATGTAGCAGTAAAATGGCACGATTTATTATTTATGAGGGATTAAAATGGTTGAAATTATATACGGTAAAGATGCACAAAAGAAATTAATGCGAGGAATTGATTTAGTCGCAAATACAATTCAAGGAACACTTGGGCCAAAAGCAAGAACAGTTATTTTGAAGAAAAACAATAAACCTATTGTAATTAATGATGGAGTAACTATTGCAAGAGCAATCCATCATCAAGACGAATTTATTCAATTGGGGGTTGAATTAATACAAGAAGTTGCGAGTAAAACTCAAGAAAATACTGGAGATGGTACTACAACTGCAAGTATATTAACTCAAGAAATATGCCGTCTAGGATTAGATGCAGTTAATGATGGTGCTTGTGCAATTAATTTAACTAAACAACTATCTAAGGCTTCAAATGAAATTGTTGAGCATCTAAATGAAAAGGCAATACCTGTTGATGGCAGAGAAGTATTAGAATTTGTGGCTACAATCGCTGCTAATAATGATAATGAATTGGGTAGTTTAATCGCTGATGTTGTTGAAGATGTAGGAAGAGATGGTATCATTTCTGTTGAAGATGGTAAAGGGTTAAAAACTACTTATGATGTAATTGATGGAATGGAATTAGATAGAGGATATTTAAGCCATGTTATGATTAATGATATTGAGAGAGGACTGTGTGAATTTGGAGATAGTTTAGTGTTATTAACTAATTCAACAATTAATAATTTCCAAGAATTGATTCCAATATTAGAAATATCTGTAAAAGAGAAGAAGCCATTATTGATTATTTCAAAAGAGTTAGAAGGTACAGCATTCCCTAATTTATTGGCTAATTTAATGCAACAAACATTAAGAGTTTGTGCTATAAGAGCACCAGATTTCGGACAAGACCAAGTTGAAATGTTAAATGATATTGCTTCTTTAACAGGAGGAAGAGTATTTAATTCAGATGTTGGAGAAGATTGGACTAAGGCTACTCTTGAAGATTTAGGCGAAGCAACTAAAATTACTGTTGATAGAAATAAAACAGTAATAGTTAATGAGGATGCGAATAAAAATGATATTCTTGATAGAGTTAAATTACTTAAGTCACAAATGAATAATGAACAGGGTGATTGGTTTAAAGAAAAACTGCATAGAAGAATTGGTAAATTAACCGGCGGAGTAGCAGTTGTAAAAGTTGGTGCGGCTACAGAAAGTGAATTACTTGAAAAGAAAGAAAGATTAGATGACTCTATGAATGCCACAAAAGCGGCGGTTCAAGAAGGGGTTGTAGTTGGTGGAGGATTGGCATTATTTAATGCTTCATCTGAATTAGAAACAGAAGAAGATTCTATGGGTAAAAGAATTTTACTAAAATCCCTACACCGACCATTAATTCAATTAATGAGAAATTCTGGGGTCAATACTGATAATATAAATGTATCAGAAACAGTAGGATTCAATGCTTTAACAGGAAACTATGAGGACTTGTGGGAAAGTGGAGTAATTGACCCTGTTAAAATTACTAAGAATGCAGTTATTACGGCTACATCTATTGCTAGTTTAGTATTAACTACAGAAGTATTGGTTGGTGAAAAAGATGAAGAAACTATTAATCCTATTTATGGGTAAATTAAAAAGAAAAAAAGTTGAAATAAAAAAAGATGAAGATATAGAAGAAGTTGCAGAAGAATGGGGTAATGAAACATGACATTAAATAATGAAGAAATTAGAGGCCGAATACCTAGAACCGCTACAAAGGAAGTAAAAGTGATAACTGGTGACTATTGGAATATAAAAGTCGTTGATATTAGGTGGTTTGAAAACAATAGGCATACTCGGAAAGGAATAAGAATAAACATGGATGAATTAGAACATCTACATAACATACTAGGAGTGATTTTAGATGGTGAGCATAAGAGAAATAGAAAGGAAAATCAAACAGAATAATTCTAACATTCAATGGGAAAAGTCTGCTAAACTTGCGTTGGGCAAACACATGGAATTATTAATGAATTACTTTATTAAAGAAGTAGAAGAAAACCGAACAGGAAATAAAAGAAGAATAACAACACAAGTAGTTGATAATACTTGTATGAATATATTACATATGCTTAATTCGGGGGAATATAAAAATGGATGAAATTAAAAGTTTTGAAGAACTAATTTATGTATTACAAGCGGCTCAACAATTCTTAGAAGATAAAACTGGAAAACCACTAGAAGAATTAGACCCGAATATGTTTGGGGAATCTACATTTGAAGTTGGTCATTTTATGGGAATGAGAGATTGCTTAATGATAGTCCAAAGGATTATGCGTAATAGTATATTAGGTGAAGAAGAATGAAAAAAGTATTGGATGAAATAATCCAAAGACTAGAGGAAATGGATAAAAGATTAGATGTTATTGAGTCTTTAGTAGAAAGGGTTGTTAGTTATATGCAAATTAATGAAACAATCTTTGATGTTAATAGTATAGAATTTATGGAAGAAGAAATTGAAAATTTTATAAATTTTATATTGCATTGGAATAACGAATATAGAAAGGATGATGATTAAAATGAGTTGTAAATGGTGTGACCAATACTCTTCAAAACAGGGGAGAAGAAGGACAAAATTAAGAAGAATGGTATTGGCTAATTGTAAATGTGGGGATGAGAAAAATGATAAATAATCAAACATATTGTGAGTTGTGTAAAGAAGTTAATTATGTATCTCTAATTTATGGTAAATATGTTGCCTGTGATGTTTGTATAACTAATTTAATTTCTCAGGCTAAATTGGAGAGTGAAGAAGAATGATTGATATGGATAAATACGAACCGACACATATAGATTTTATATTGCACTACACAAGAGATTCATCTAAAGAATGGAATAAATGGCATAAGTTATCTAAGTCATTGACTGAACTTAGCGAAGATGATAGGCTGTTGATTAATTACGCACCAATACTACGAGCAGAAGTCAAGCGACTACGAGCATTGGTGGAAATGATAGGAGAATGTTGTGAATGAGTTGGATAAATTTTTGTAGATTAAATCAAGCCATTGAGGGTTTATCTCCAACGGCGGCAATTGTTCAAATGAAAAGGTCTTGGGATTCTTTTGAAAACAAAGAATTATTTGTATCTTTATTTACAGATGAATACCCAATAAATAATTTGGGAACCAAGAAGGCTATTAAATGGGTAAGCAATTTCTATGAAGTTTTTGATGATGAGATTAATACTTATTGTGATATTTATGGAGATTTAGGTGAAGGTATTTATTTCTTTGATGAAAGTGCAGAAGATAGTGATTTATCTTTAAATCAAGTACATTCTCTATTGACTATGAGTTGTAGTAAAATGGATGGTAATTCATATAGATTATTTTGTCAATCATTTGAACAAATGAGTGCTTTAGAGAAAAAATGGTTTGTACGATATTGGACAAGAAAAACAAGACATGGTTTTGGTAAAGGTAATATGGTAAAATTATTGGCTCAAATTTATAATAAAAAACAAAAAGAAGTAAAGCAACATATTATGTTTAATACATACACAAATACTGTATCTGCTTATGAGGCAAATGAAGAACCTAGTATGGAATTAGTAGTAGGTAACTATATTGCTCCCATGTTAGCAAAAGCCGCCCCTAAATCTAAATGGCCTTCAAATAAATTAATTGAATATAAATATGATGGTGCTAGATATCAAATTCATAGGGAAGATGATAACATAATAATCTTTAATCGTAAAGGTGTGATTGTAACTCATCAATTCCCAGATATTGTTGAAAAGGTATCTTTATGGGATATTTCACCCTTCATTGTTGATACAGAAATTTATCCTGTTAAGTCTGACGGGCAACCGGCTCTTTTTCAACTAATGAATGCTCGCTTTCATAGCAAAGATGCAACCGAAGGGGTTAGAAAATGCCCTGTTGCGCTTGCAATATTTGATTGTTTAATGTATAAAGGAAATGGGCTTATTAACACCCCATTAAGTGCTAGAATTGAATTTATTGAGAAGTTTCCCGACCAAGCGGAGCGTGTATTGAACCCTCCAAACAGCATACCATTTTATTCAAAAGCCATATCTAAAGGATATGAAGGTATAATGATAAAAAATCTTGATGCTAATTATGAAGCCGGTAAAAGGTCTTTAAATTGGATAAAATATAAACCTCCAAGAATAGAATTAGATGTAGTAATAACAGGTGCAAGATATGGCGAAGGTAAGAGAAGTAATGTCTATGGTTCATATGATATCGCTGTCAATGATGGTAATAACGGCTTCATTAATGTCGGTGCTATTGGGAGTGGTTTTTCTGATACTGATTTATCAATTTTAACTCAACAATTAAGATTAATAGTATTGAGAACAGAAGGTGAAACGCATAAATTCTCTCCTAGAATTGTTCTACAAGTTACTAGTGATATGGTAACAATGAACGAACAAGGAGAATATGGTTTAAGGTTTCCAAGAATGATGAGAATTAGAGATGATAAAAGTGTTAGTGAAATTAATACTATTGATGATGTAAAGGAGATGATGTAATTTGGTTGGAGCGTCAATAGGATTTGGAGTTTTAACTAAAAGTAATGTTAAATTTATGGATAGTCTTTGTACTTTTTTAAAAGAAAAAGAATTTGCAACATTACAAGAAATATATGATGAGTATATGAATAAACCTAAAACTCATCATGGTGGTAATGGTAAAGATAGATATGATGATAAAGGTAGATGGGGGTCTATTAGGCCAACTAAAAACTCATTGACACAATTATTACATAATAGATTACCGTTTGTCACCAAAGAAAAATATATTCTACATAATGTTTGGAAGAATAGAGCAACTGAAACAAAGTGCCTATGGTCATTAACTGACACATGGGAAAGCGATTTAGAAAATTATAAAATTAAATTAAATGGAAACCATAATATAAAAACTATGAAAAAATATTATAAAAGGTGCGGGGGAAGAGATTTATGAATAGTTCCAAAATAGGAGATATAGTACCCTTAGATGGTGATATTTATATTGTTAAAAGAATAGAAAATGGTTGGGTTTATCTTAGACAACCTAATGCTAGAGGTAAAGAAAGAAAATTATATTGGAGAGAAGTCCCCTACTTTGATGAAGGTAAATTAATAATACCCCCTAAAATAGAAAATAATAAACCAAGTTTTAATTCTAAATTACATTTAGGTAGTTTATTTAAAAAACAGACAGATATGCAAGTATCTAAAGAATTTATTGCTTTTGCGTATGAGAATATAGAAACTATAATTTTATCTTTATTAGATTTGGCTATTGGTAATGCTGAAGTAAGAGAAGATAAAAGATTAGTACCTGCACATTGGTATTGGTTAGAAATGCCTCCACATATTCAAAACGGGTATTGGCCGTCACAAAACGATTATGCTCTTAAGGAATCATTGTTTCTAAAAACAGATAGGAGTAATAAAGATGATTGAATTTACTGAAGAAGATGATGAATTATCAGTTTGGATTGAAGAGTATGGTTGTGTAACTTCTTATTCATTTATGATTTATAGTCCAATGACTATTAAGGATAACTGTATAGTAAATAAAGGATTAACAATGATAATGATGCATAATAATTTAAAAGATACTAGATATATTCAAATTATTGACGAATTTGATAAAGAAAAAGCAGAATTATTTGGAACTGATAGAGGTTGGAATGTTCAATGGGTTTTTCCGGGGGATATGCAAAACGATATTATTGAGAACACTATTAAAGAAGGCTTAACTCATTTAAAATTAAGGTATGAATTTTATGGAATAATAGGTGGTAAAGATGTTTAATTTAGAACAACTACAAGGAATACTCCTTGCAATAGGTAGGCCGGAATTAACAATTTATAGAAATGAGAAAAAAGATGTAGGTTATGAAATTAGAACTAGAATTAATATTAGAGCAGACAATTTGGAGTTTTTAACTGACATTAGAGAAGGATTAAAAGAATTAGATATTGATTCTTCTGTTAAAGAAATAGAAAGTAAAATTAGACCTAAACCTATACTTTGGATTTCCGGAATAATAAATATTAGAAATGTTTGTTTTATGTTGCCCGAACAATGTAATTCTAATAAATCTAATTGGTTTAATTTTCGTGAAGCGATGAATATTATTTACATGGGAGAACATTCTAAACAGTCTGGTTTAGATGAACTATTAAAACTAAAAGGGGAAATCTAATGTTAATAAACATAGAAGATTTAGAAGATAAAGAAGAAAATTTTAGAGATAAAATAGAAGAACACTCTCCCAATAGTGAAAAGTTAATCAAGTTTGATAAAGAAATGTTTGATTTAGTGTGTCAAATTTTAAGAAATCCTGACAGAGATTTTGTGTGTAGATTATTAAAACACAATAAGCCAAAAGAACAACATCTAATGCTTTGGTTAGAAAGTAATTTACCAATTAATAAATTAATATTTATTGATGGTCATGTTAAATTTCGTTGGCAAAAAGATTATTTCTATGAGTTATTATCATATTCAATAGAAGGAAACCCGTTTGCATTAGTTAATTACCCTCGGAGGAAAAAATAATGGCGCATCCTAATAAATATATACCCGAAGGATTAGAGGTTACTCACCCTAGAAAAGTAGGAATGATAATTAAAGCCTTAATTATTAGTCCTGCATCAGTAGCAACAATTAGTCATAGATTACAATATGAGTTTAAGTATAAGCATTACCCTGACCCTAGAGCAATTAGTAATTATTTAAGTAAATACAAAAGTGTATTTGAAGTGGCGGAAAAAACAAGAAATTATACAATTTGGAAAATAAGAGATGATGTAGATGTTATGGACAGAAAAGTACAGGCCAAAGAAAGTGAATGAAATTATAGGGCAAGAATCTTTTGTTAAAGATGCAACTAATTGGTTACTAAATAATGAAATGCCTAATTTATTATTATATGGACAACAAGGTGTAGGGAAAACAAGTGCAGCAATAGCATTAGCAAATGAGATTTTAAAAGATGATTTTAGTTTAAATATTTTAGAATTAAACGCTAGTGATGACAGGAAGTTAGAAACGGTTAGAAGTAAAATAAAAGACTTTGCATCAACAGTTAAATTAGGAAACTGCCCGTTTAAAATATGCTTATTAGATGAAATGGATGGTATGACTAATGATGCTCAAAATGCTCTAAAAAGAATAATGGAAAAATATTCAAAGAATGTAAGATTTATTATCACTTGTAATGACAAATCAAAAATTATATTCCCAATACAATCTAGGTGTGCAACTTATCAGTTTAGTAAATTAAATAATGAACAGATAGTTATGGTGCTGAATAAAATTCTAAAAATAGAAAGGGGTAATGATGTTACTGAAATTAAAACAGTATCAAATACTTTTAATGGAGATTTAAGAAAAGCAATAACACAAATGCAAGCAGGGTTTAATTCTGTGACTGAAATAATAGACCCGATGTTTGAAGAAATAATAAATGATTCAATTAATAATATATGTGTATTAGATAAATTACACGAATTACTTTCCAAAGGAATATCAACAAAGGACATATGTAATGGCCTACATGATGTGATTTTAGAAAACAAATATGATAGAGAAATAAAATATAAGTATTTAAGAATTATAGGGGAAACAGAATATAGGAGTAGTACCATGACCCCAAAAATAGTAGTATCATGGTTGGCTACACAAATGACGAAAAAATGAAAACTGAAAAAAAATAGGTGAAAAAAAATGAACCAAAAAATTGAAAATGAAGTAGGAAAGGCGGCCCAAATTTTAGGTCTAACCTTAGAAGAAGTAATGGAAAAATGGAATACTATTGTTAAAGATAATAGTTTAAACCCAGATAACGATGTTGAAGTTAATTTGGGATTATCTATGTTTAGACAATGGTTTTCAGGAATGAAGAGAACAAAAGAAAATGGAAACGAAATGCAAACAAAAGCAGGAAGCAGTTTAGTAAAGACAGGATTTGGTGTAGTTATTGCTGTTGAAGAAGCAAGAGATTTTGAAGAGTGGAATCGTAACCAACTACAAGCAGAATATGTTAGAGATAGAAACATGGCGTTTAATGCTGGTAAATTCGCATACGCTGACTCTTTAGAAGATGGTGGCTATAAGATTAGTCAAATATACAACAATGAATTAAAAGAGCGTTCATGGGATAAAGAACTGCCCGATTCTGTAATGGAAATTGAAGGAAGAATGATTATTCCTTTAGATGATAGAAAACAAGGTTGGGATGGTAACGAAAGTAAAACATACGGTTTCCCAAGAGCATTATCTAATTGGAGAAGAACCATTCATTTTATTGGTGAATCTGGAGATGGTAATGTTAAATATTGGCGAATTATGGCTAAAGATGATAACGCACAAAATTGGTCAATTAATGCTCAAGAATTTGTGAGTATTGATTTGATTTGGTCGCCAGAAAAGGATGAGGCATATCCTGTTCAAACAACTTTAGAAACAGTAGTTTATAATTCTGAATTGCCTACACCAAAGGACACACCAAATTTGTCTGATTTAATTGCTGAACATATGAAAGATAAAGTATCTTCACTTGTTAATATTGAAAACTATCATAATTCAGTTGCAAATAATCCAACTAAAACAAGGGTTGTCGTAACTGATGGTAATGTAATCAATATGAACATGAATCCAAATGTTACAGGAAATAGAACTTTAATGATTTCAGATATTAATGCTGATTTTGATTATGATGCAGGTGGTTATGCCTCAACAACTTGTTGGGTTCCACCACATATTAATATTGATTTTGGATTGGGTAGCCATGTATTAGTAATTGGCCGTACAAATCAAAGTAGAAATCAAGAAACACAAGAATTAAGACAATGTAGTATTAACACTTTTGGAGTAATTGTACTTGAAAAGCGTGGCGCACCAGTTGAATATACTGATTCTGGCGAACAATACGAAGGTTGGTTCTAAGACTGATTAGTTTTTTACGGTTTATCAAGTAATAATAGGAAAATTTTGCGGCTCTGGAGATAGTATCTAACTAGATATGAACCTATTCCCGTAATAAAACTAAAGAGGTGATATTAAAATGCGACATATTAGACTTAATGGCATCATTATAGCAACAAAAAATATTGAAAGTGTTGAATGGCGTGATGTTACTGAAGAAATGTCTGATACCGATTATCTAGGAAAATTATATTCAATAGTTTTCCACATGAAAAGCGGTAAGAAATTTACTAGAAGAGTATATGAAAAACAATTAGAACAATGTAAAGATGCCTTAAGAGATTACTTAGGCTATGAAGATGAGATGGAGTGATAAAAATGAGTTGGACAAATATGAATGAAGGAACTGCTGTAACTAAAGAAACAGCATTAGAATTAGCAAAGAAACAAGTTGATGAAAGAATTAAAAAACTTCAAGAAAGACATAGAGCAAATTTATGTGCTTTAGTTTATGGTGAAGCGAAGGTTGGAAAGAGTGGAATATGTTTAGACTCTAGGACTGAAAAAGAAATTGAATCTGAATCAAAAGTAATGGTATTAGATTTTGATAATGGTTCTGAATCAACTTGGAGAACAAATTGGGATTCAGATTCTAATATAGAAATCTTAAATCCTGTTGTGCGAGATGAGGAAGGTTTTGCAGTTTTAAGTGAAACAGAAAAATTAGCAGAAGCGTTTATTTCTAGAACTAAAGATTATATTAATGAAGGAAAAAGCGTAAAGTTTGTTTTTGATGGCGTTGATAAGTGGTTGAGAATGTGTTTTATGGTGATGACTGATGATAAAAGAAGCACACAAGCAAAATTCTTACCTATTCTTTGGGGTCAAAGAAATAAAAAATACGAAGATTTAGTTGAAAAAATAACTGATGGTTTAGAGTGTGATAGATTTTTCATTACACATATGAAAGATGTATATGAAGGAGTAAATAATCCTAATCCTGTAGGAAGAATACCTAATTTAAGGGAAACAACTATGGATAAAATGAATCAGGTTATGAAGGTTTATAGGCAAACTGTTGGAATCAAAAATAGTTATTATGCTACTTTAGAATCAAGTAAAACCAATACACCATTAGTAGGTAAAACTTGGAACTTTTTGAATATAGAAAACGGCAAAGTTAATTGGAAGTCAATAACAGAATTGCAGGATGGAGAATTATGAAAGAAGAAGATAGACCACAATCCCGTTATACGGTAGTTCATGCAACAAGAAAAGAAAAGATATATGCTGGATTTATAGGAATTATTATAGGTTTTAGTATAGGATTATCTTGCGGATTTTATGTTTGGGTGTTATAATGCAGTTTAGTTTTGATAGAGAAATATTGATAAAAATATTGGAAGCAGTTGAATTAAAAGGAAAATATTTTTCTACTGGGTCACTAAAAAGTGACTCATTAGGAGAATATGTAAAAATAGTTGCTGTAAAATCTAATCATATTATGGGCTATTTTTTAATGAATGGTGATAATCAAACTTTTATTTCTTGCTACATACCATATCTCATTGAGGATGAACAAGCCAATCAAGAACCCGTTGTGTTAGAGATACAAAAGTTAATGAAATATTTAAAAACTATGACAGGAGATATTAATTTTGAAATTAATGAAGTATGTACTATTTCTTCAAATAATAAAAAGGCTTCAATACCTGTTAGTTTAGTGCATCCAAACGATATTGCTCTATCAAGACTATTCCAAATAAGTAACGACTTTTCTTTTACAGAAGAATTGATTCCTATAACTTGGGATAAGAAAGAATTAATTGATAGCGGATTCCAAATGCAAGGTAAAAAACTTAGTAAAATAATTAGTAGTTGCGAATCTGTTGGTCATGGATTATATACTTTTAGTCATTCAAATAATACCCTAAAAATATGTTCTACATTAGGGAATGAGTTTTATTCAGAAACTATTGAAAATGTAACTTCAATGGGAGAAGCAGATGTAACATTTACTAGCCCAATCCATAAAGCATTGAATGATGATACCTATAATGTTTATTTTAATAATAATAGTTTAATAGTATTAGTTAGTGGGTTTAGGAAAATTGTAAGAGCACCTTATGTGGTGGTGGAATAAATGAAAGTAAATAGACAAGATATGGAAAGAGTAAGATTAAGATTTTCAATGAAACAATTAGACCATAGATTAAAAGTTGGTTCAACAGGTTATACTAATCCTAAATTGTGGGTGAAAGAATCTCCAATAGAAGGTAAAGTACCTGCTCAATTTGTTTGGGTTGCATTTGATAATGGAGCGCATGAAAGAATCCTTTGGGGAGTATTACAAAGACTAGATGGTAAAACTGGTGAATGGGTGGATGGTTGATATGAGTAAAAGAGAGAGAGTAGAAACCGGCGGTTCCGGTATGGTAAGAAGCACTACTTGTTATATGTGTGAAAATAAGGCGATAAATTGGAAACCTGCATACGGTGGTCATTCAACTTGTTACTGTTTAGATTGTTTATCAGGATATTATCCTGATTGGGAATTAGATTATAATACATTAGACTTAACTAAAAATGAGTTAATTTTGGCGATAGGTAGCATAGTACAGGAATGTGATTGTAATGTTAGACTAGTATTACAAAATAATTGTAAATGTGCATTGTTAAAAAAATTAGCGGCCTTAACTAATGGGGTGACAAACTTATGATGAAAAAGAATTGTGCAATTTGTAATACGGAGTTTGTAGCCAGAAACAGTAGGGCTAAGTATTGTAATAAAAATAATGATAAAGAATGCTACAAAAAAGGGAAGAGTATAACATCAAGGGCTTGGAATAAAAATAATTGGGAAGTCTATCGTAAAGCAACAGACGATTGGAGAAAAAGAAATCCCGATAAAGTCAAGGCTCATATGAAAAAGGCTGATGCGAAAAGGAGTCAAAAAAAGAGTGTTTATATGAAAAAGAGGGCGCGGCAAAAAAAGGAGAGTCAAGCCGACCTACGCGACTATGTGAGAAAATGCCAACACCCTAATTGTTGTAATTATTATCAACGAAAACTCGGCGGAGGAAAATATTGCACAAAATGGTGTTTTAAAGATAGTAAAAATATTAGGCAAAGAGAAAAATATTATAGTGACATAAAATTTAGAATAAATAATTCAATAAGAAGTAAGATTTGTAAATTTAAATCTTTTAAAGGCCAAAAAACTTTTAAAGCACTTGGTTTTACTGTTAATGATTTAATTTATCATTTAAAATCTCAATTTACAACAGGTATGACTATTGATAACTATGGGGAATGGCATATTGACCACATTATACCAATAACTGCTTTTGATTTTGATTCAATAGACCACCCTCAATTTAAGACTTGTTGGGCTTTAGGAAACCTGCGCCCTATGTGGGCAGAAGATAATATAAGAAAAGGAGATAAAATTCCCGGAGTTGATTATATATGATTATATGTTACACAGATGCAAACCGAGCAATTAATCTTCGTTGGCGAGATGAGAAT